TCCACTAATGTTGCTGCCAAACTAATCTCAGGGATTCCAACTAATGGCAGATTTGCTAGACCATTACGAATGATAATGATACTTGCGTCTTTCTTTTCTTGTGTATTACCCCACAAGTCTAAGTTCTCGTACATCCAACGATAACAATCTTCGATGTGACTTGGATACAATGCGATATATTGCATTAGTTGCTGTCGTGCTTCTAACACTTTACCAGCTTTGAACAATTGTACTGCATCCATCAACACTTGATTCTCATCAGTACCACCTTTCTGCGGTGATTGTAGTTTACCATCAATGCTATTTGCTTGTAATTGATTCAACATCTTACGCAAGTCTGGATAGCAAGCACGAACATAGTTATCTAAGATATCTAAATCAAACTCAATACCTTCACTAACCAAGACTGTTGCGGCACGTGCTGTAAACTCTGTATGGTCTGGCTTACTGATGTGTACTCTATGACAACGACTTTCACGCAATGCTGGGATAATCTTGTCTGGATAGTTACAAGTAAGAATGAAACGAACCGTGTCACTGTATGTTTCCATATCAGTACGCAATGCCGCTTGTGTCAAGTGAGGCAATGAATCTGCTTCATCTAGTAACACGACTTTAAACTTACCGAAAGGCATAGTCTGTGCAAATGACATAAGACGGTCACGAACCAATTCAATTTGACGTTCACGACTTGCGTTAATAATCATAACGTCATAATCTTCTACGCCAAGTTCATTGATAAGAACTTTAGCTAGTGTAGTCTTACCTGTGCCCGGATCACCGCTGAATAACAAGTGAGGGATAGAACCTTCTTTGACCCAGTTTTCTACTTGTTGCTTTAGATTAGCGTCAGTGAACACATAATCGCTGACTTTGTTAGGGCGATACTTTTCTACCCACAGTTGATTTTTCATCGTTTCAATGCTTCCATAGTAATAATTTGAGAGATATGTTTGCCAAGTTCTTCTTCGTCATTGACAACATACAGATTAGTCTCTACTCTATCATTTCTGCTATCATATTGTCTAAACTCAATTGCCCAGCCACCGCTTGCCTTGAACATTTTAAAAGTGATTGGCTCAGTGCTCAAGTCATCACTCTCACGAACGGTGCTGATTTTTCTACGTTTACTTGAGTTCAACGCAAGACCCGGACTAGGTATTGCACCATCCTCAAATTGATTTGCATTGGAAATCTTGTTACCCAACCATCTGTAAAACCATTTTATCATTAATATACCTGTGTGCTCATTGTTTCATCTGCCATCGGCTCATCCGATACTAAGAGTATATCATTGGGATCTACTTTACGCAACGTCTGTTTGCCCTCTGGTGTTTCAACAGTAATACCACGTGTCCAACGACCATGACTGATAAGAATCCATTTGCCAATTTCATATTGTGGATTGTTTTGGTCTGGACCTAATCCATAAATCTTTGCCCAACGTGGACGAATACCCGCAGACTTCTTATCATCATTCAATAGTATCAATCCACCTTTAGTGATACGTTCATCGAAACTCATATCGGACACAATTACGTGATCCCTGAAGAACTTTAAGTTGTCTACTTTTGTAGGGCTGAATGCTGGCTTTGAATATTCACTCATTTCTTTTTGTTTTCCTGTGCTTTGATTTGTTCAATTTCAATGTCATCTTCAAAAGAATCTTCCAACTCACGTTCTGCTTGAGTTAGTTCTTCTTTGATTTGCGGCTTGTCTGGTACAGCAGGCGCTCTAGTACTAGTACGTTGTGCATTAGCCGCTTTGTTACCAACTGTGTTAGAATATGCTTGGTTTACTTTAGAAGTAACAGATTTGATAATTCTGCCGTTACTGTCAATTGTGTCACCACGTGCGTTAACACTCATGTTACCTACGGCTCTTACATGTTCGTTCTTTGCTACAAGAGCAGCCATGTCAACTGTCTTTCCCATTGCGGATCTATAGTTTTTCATAAATTTCCTTATTTTAAAAATTCACCAATGTCTAATTGGTAATACAAACTATTTATACGGTGAATTCCGATTAAAAACAATACAAAGCTAGACACGCTACTACCACGACCCACACCCCATACAATGTTGTTCTCACGCATTGTATCAACTAGATATTTTAGATAGCGCAACAGTACAAACATGTCACGTTCTTGGAATAACAATAGTTCTTCGCCTGCACGTTGTAGTTCTGCTTCACCGTTACATTGTTCTAGTACAAACTGGGCAATGTCCATTGTTCTATACTTCTCAGGCATTAACCACTTTGACTGATTTGTTTGGTCAAACTGGTCTACTGTGAGATTTGGGTTATTGTATTTGATGAGTTCGGGTATGTTGTCTAATTGTAGAATTTCATCAAATTTGATTTCATTCTCAACTAGTGCCCGTTTGATTGTGCGAGATGGATCCTGTAGATACAGAAGGCACAGTTCCATTTCGTTGTAGATTTGTTGTCCGTAAATATCAGTTCTCATAAGGAGAGTATAACATAAACAAAACGTAACAACAACATTATTGGGACTTTATCTCGCCCTCTTTTTCTACTTTGACTGTTGTTTTGATGTTTTGCTTTTTAACCAAATCATCCATTTTCTTATTGTATTCTGTGCGATAGCTTTCAAGTACCATTTGAAGTTGATGAATCATAGGACCATTTTGCATACGATATGCAAAGGTCAGTTTTTTGGTCAAGTCTGAGATTGTATTAGACAAGTCTTCCATAGACTTGTCTGATAGGTCGTTGATGAAAGGATGTTGCATCCTAATATTTATTACCAAGCTGTTAAGCTAATTCTTTTCCAAATGTCAGTGCCATTGAATGAAATAGCAGATACGTTACCTGATGCTACTGACATAGTTACATTAGAACCAGCAGTACCTGCAGTTCTAGTTGCACTAACAGAAATGTTGCCCGGTGCGCCAACGTCTGGAATAGATTTTACATAGTAAACTGTATTTGCTACTAGGTTACCGATGTTACCTGTCAAAATGATAGGATCGTTTAACGTTACTTTTGCAGTATTGTTAATAGTAACCTTGTCACCAACGGATGTAGTTGCAGTCACATATACTGTATTTGCTACTGAATCGTAAGTGTCTGTACAAACATACAAATAGTTTGCATCTACTGCTACAGCGCCTGCAACATCACCAGGTAATCCAGTTGGAGCAGGAGAACGTTGTTGAATTTGTGTAGCTTGTCTAGGTCTATTGTACGGTTCGATTGTAATTGTATTACCGCAATCAATCGTGCTTAGTCTGTAATCTAATTGAGTAACATCATAAGGGATAGTTACTGCTGAATTACCATCATAGTTTTCTAATGTAGTGATACCAAAATCATTATTAGACGATACTACTTCAGAAGGGAATGTAATAACTGCATCTACGTTGCTAATTGCAAATTGTAATTCAACGTTGCTTTGTGTGCCACTTGGTGCCCAGCCTGCAAATTGAATTGTTGTGTTACCTGCAATAGTGCCATACTGCACATCACCTAAGCTAGCATTTACAATAATTGTACCCGAGATAGCGTTACCTAAATTATAAGTACTTGCTCTAAAACTTCTAGTTAGTGCATTGCTAATCAATGTGTTAGCCATGTCATTGTTTAACACTGTACCTGTTAATGCTTGTTTCAATACAACATTGTTTTGTAGGTCAGTGATTTCAGTAGCCGCTGTATTCAAATCAGTTTTGATTGCAGAGAAGTTATCTCTAAAACCCTGTGAACTGTTGTTGATGCCCGGTACTGGGTAATTTACATTGATTCCGTTTGTGTTAATTGCGCTTGTCATAATTAGTTGTTCCGTTTAATATTTATACTGTGTTTGATCCGGCAAAATAGTTTGTCTCGGGAACAATACATAAAAATCTTTACTGTCTAATGGATCAGGAGTAGGTGTGCCACTCGGTAAACTTGTCCATGCTGCCGGATCAGTATGATTGTCGTAGTTATATGTAGCAGACTTGTCTACGCTGAATCTGTCGATTTGGAAATTAATCAAGTTAAGAGTATATGGAACTCCTGCAGGATCTTTCCATAATGTCTCTATGTTGTTCTTAATAGTTTCTGCATAACCTGGCTTTGTATAACAGATAACCCATGCCTGTGTGTACCCCAATGTAGAGCCATTTACTTGCTGACTTGTCATCCACTGCGGTAATAATTTACTGTCATACTCTTGACCTACTGTGTCAGCAACACGATTACGCATGTTATATAAACTGTTAGGATACAATGTAATTGCGTAACCAGGAGTTAAACTTGTTATATAGTCTTGCCCTAGTAACTGCTCCCAGCTATCAAAAATAGTTGTACTACTTGTATACCATGGACCTAAGTTCAAATTAATCAATCTAGGCCATGTTACTTCCATATTGATACTTGTACCTTGAGGATTTACTAGATTATCAATTACTTCGCTGTATACAACTTCATAGATGATTTCACCTGCATCATTACGTGCTACAGCAGTTTTGATTTCACCTAGAGTGATGTTTCTCCAATAGTGATTCTTTGTAACTGCTTCCAAATATTGTTGAATGTCGCTGGCATAAATTCCATATGCATGTTCGTATACTACGCTATTTGATTTACCGAAGTATTGGTCGTTAGGTCTATATAGATAATCAGTAGGAATGATTGTTTCATTACCTAACAAGTCTTGTAAAATTCTTCTATCATTGATAGGAGGTGCAGCCTTGATATACAACGTATCTGTAGGTTGGTCAAATTGTTGCAATACAGTAACAGTGAATGTTTTACTAGACACTACTGACGGGTACACTGTAGAATATGCTTGTACCGTGAATGTATAACTTGATGTGTCACCCTTGTTTAAATAAGTGTCAGTTGGCTGGTCTGCGACTCTACCTACGATTTCACCATTACTAGCAATTGTTAAGTTCGGTGGTAATGATCCAGATACTAGACGATAATTCAAATCTATATCACTTGCCGCTCTTACAAACAATGTACTGATGTTGCCATTTAATAGTTGTCCTAAGTCACTATCAGTAACCCAGACAACATTACCTGTAATATTTTTCTGTAGTACAAAGTTGAAGTTGTACAATGGACTTGCATATTGAGGAGCATCTGATTTATAGATGCCTACGCTGAAATTATAGTTACTGATACCAGTAGCTGATAATGATGGTGTACCGGTAATCCAACCAGTGTTAACATCACCTGTCAATCCAGTTGGTAAGTTTACGTACTTGTATTTGATGGGGTTACCATCAAAGTCATGACCAATCATTTTGAATGCAAAATACTCGCCGCTTTGAAAATTACCCATGTTTGCATATTGAGCAGGTGATACTGGTGGTAATATGTAATAACCATAGTATGGATCAGTATCATTGATATTGTATGTAGGTGGTCGTGTATTATACAACACAGGTAGTCTACTGTTGTTTGGTTTGCCAGGTCCACCTTGACTTACAGGTACATTCTGATTGATAACTGTAATAGAGAAGTTACCTAAATCATTACCTAATGGGCTAGATAACTCAAGTGTGAATGTATATGTACGTATTGTTGGGTTACCAGTAGACACTGGAGGTAATGTTACTGTCATCAATCCTGAACTATCATTTAAAATATAAGTAGGACCATTCTGAGTAGCGGTAACAGTAAATGTAGTTGAATTTAGAATAGACTTGACATAGTACGTGATACCAGTATTAATTCCACCGAATGTAGTTCCACCAAATGTAACAGGTCTACCAACACTAAAACCAATAGTAGACGAAACAGTAATAGAATTGTTACTACTAGATGTTTCAGTCGCAGTTGTTGCTACAGAAGGTTGTGTGATAGTAACGATTGGTGGGTTAGGATATCCACGAATAATACCCAACTCATCTATCTCTAGTCCCGGAGGCAACAAGCCTTCTTTAATTTGTATGATTACTGGATTATCAGACTTTGGATTACTGTATGCAATAGGGTTTTCTACCCATATACTATCTTGTGTAGTTAAGATGCTACCATTAGGAGTCAAGAATTGAGGTATAGCAGAACCAGTAACTGTCATAGTGAAGGTTCTGTCACGTAGATTTCCTAAGTTATCAGTTGCACGAACAGTGAATGCAGACGTTACATTTGATGTAACGATTGATGGTGTACCTGATATTAATCCAGTACTAGTCATTGAAACGCCACTAGGAAGACTCCCGCTAATCAATGCATATGTCAATGATGTTGCCGGAGCTACTGGATTAGCACTCAATTGAAAGATTGATGCAATTGAAGCAGGAAAACTACCGATAGAACCTGCAAGTGTATTCCAAACTGGTTGTGCCATATTAATGTGCGCCTAAGTGTTGTAGTGCCAAGTGATAGTGATGTTCTCTATCTGCTAAACCAATAGTACCACCGTTGATACGTTTTGTTAATGTGACAAAATCATCTTTGTCGCAATATTGATTTAGTTTATTGTTATCCCAGAACCACCCTGCACTTGCTACAGCACCGTTAGGTGTTTCTAAGTAAGCAATAGTATCTTCAATACTCATGTCTAGTGCTTCTGCAAACTTAGTATAGTTTTCACGACCGGTCAATTGAATCAATCCACGACCTCTGAATCTGAAACCATCACCTGAATTCTCATCACCGTTCTTCATGCGATTGGCATAAACACGATTAGCAATCTTTTCTGGCTTACGTTCATATTGCTTTGCTAAATCTTCTGTAGGGAAATACTTTTTAAATGTACCCATCAATCCTTTTGCTGAATAGTTTAAGTTTTCAACTACAGCAGTGAAACCACCTGATTCATGTGCTATCTGTGCTAAGAAGCCTGCAACACGTTTTGGGTTATCAAACATCTCGTAGTATTCTGCTACGGTATTCAATGGTTCGACAAAGCCCTCTAATATAGAGCGTTTTGTCTTTGGGCACATTGCTGTTAATAATTCTATAGTTACCATTTAATTTCCTTATGCGTATGTTCCTGTTACAGTATACCACTGTGTAGTTGTAGGTGCGATATAATGTACTGTCGCTCCCACTGGTTGCGAGTATGCTATGTTTGTGCCGCCAGCGTTTACTTGTCCGCCTGTTGCTGGATATACATTCAGTGCAGTAGAACCATTGTTCGTTACGTAAATTGACATACCTGCAACTGCTGTCGGTAATACAACACCGTTTGCACCAGCAGAAACGGTTGAAACTATGTTGATAGCTTTAGTTAACGAAGTGCCAGTACCTTGTGTAGTACCTGCCGCCGTGATGCCGGTTGTAACACCTGTAATATCAAACGTAGTAGCAATAATATTGGCACCAGTTACGTTGCCAGTTGCAGTAACTAAACCACCTGTACCAATATTACCAATGTTAGCGTTTGCTGTTACTGACAGACTTGCTAATGTGCCAACACTTGTAATATTAGGTTGTGCCTGAGTAGATAGTGTACCTACTAGCAATGTACCAATAACGTTACCACCGGTAATGTTACCCGTCGCAGTAACTACGCCTGCTGTACCAATGTTGCCAATGTTAGCATTACCTGTAACAGATAACGATGTTAGTGTACCTGTACTTGTGATATTAGGTTGTGCCGCTGTTGTTACAGTACCCGCAGTAGTAGCACTAGATACAGTACCACTTACGTTAGCACCCGCTACTGCATTAGCTGTTGTTGCAAATGCTACCGCACCGGTTACGTTTGCGCCGGTTAAACTCGTCAATGCTTGACCGTTACCAATTATGTTACCTACTGTAACATTACCAGTACCACTTACAATGCCTGCACCAAAATATAAATTACCTACGTTAGCATTACCGGACACTGATACACTAGTCAATGTACCAACTGACGTAATGTTAGGTTGTGCCGCTGTTGTTACAGTACCTGCTGTTGTTGCAGAAGTTGCACTTGTGGCAGTGCCTGCACTAGTAGCAAACCCTGCATTTGCAACATTTAAGTTAGCAACTTGAGTTGTTGAACTGACTACGAAAGGAGCAGTGCCTGTTGCTATTGAAGATATAATTTGTCCAGCAGTACCAATGTTGCCAATATTTGCATTACCTGATATTGATAGTGACGTTAGTGTACCAGTACTTGTAATATTAGGTTGTGCACCTGTAGTTAATGATCCAGCTACTGTAGTGAATACACCTGCTGAAGCACCGATATTACCTACGTTAGCATTACCCGTAGCACTAATGACACCACCGGTTACTAAGTTACCACCTTGGATATTACCTGATGCTGTAATTAAACCACCTGTACCAATGTTGCCACCGTTAATATTACCGCTGGCTTGAAGTATACCGGCTGATGCTAAATTACCTACGTTTGCATTCCCACTTACACTTACTGTAGTACCAGTTAAGTTATTAGCACGTAATGTCGTAGTTGTTTTGTTAAATGTTAAGTCAGGGTTACCAACGAAAGTACCCGCATCATCAAATACTAATTGAGTATTGCTTGTAGAAATTGAGACACCTACATATGATATCCAACTTAAATTACCTGAACCATCGGTACTCAATACTGTATTAGGACTACCACCAGTAATATGAAGGTTGCTTGCAACACCCAATGAAACATTACTTGTATTGCTAAAATTAACTATTCCATTACTTGTTAGACCAGTCAATGTACCAACACTTGTAATATTAGGCTGAGCCGCAGTAGTGACAGTACCTGCTTGTGTTGCAATAGCCGCAGTTGCTACGCTCAAATTAGCAACTTGAGTAGTTGAAGTTACTATGAATGGAGCAGTGCCTGTTGCTACGTTTGAAATTAATTGTGGTGCAGTTACATTACCAGATGCTAATACGTTTGTTGCACCTAAGTTACCCACGTTAGCATTACCTGTGACAGATAATGCGCCACCTGTTACTAAATTGCCTGCTGTAACGTTACCAGTAACAGATACTAAACCACCTGTATTGACATTACCTACGTTCGCATTACCTGATACTGACACACTAGATAATGTACCCAAAGACGTAACATTAGGTTGTGCAGAAGTTGTCAATGTACCAGTGATGTTTGTTGCCTCTAGGTTACCTGCGATAGCATTGCCTGTGACACTTAATGTACCGTTAACATTTGCACCAGTTCCAGTGACAATTAGAATATTTGCGTTGCCGCCTACACTAGTAGTTACGTTGCCGCCGCTACTAACAATATCAACATTACTTGTTCCGTTAGAAATCATGTCAACTTGTACGTTACCTGCACTTAAATTGCCAGTAACTGTTAAGTTGCCCAATGTTGTATCACCAGTAGCACTTAATGTGCCGCCAGTTATTAAATTGCCAGCGGTAACATTGCCGGTGGCTGAAATCAATCCAGGTGTATAAATATTACCTACATTAGCATTAGCAGTTACAGATAGACTTGCAAGTGTGCCTGTGCTTGTGATGTTTGGTTGTGCGGCTGTAGTTAAAGAACCACCTAATGTAGTTGCGACTACTCCAGTTGCTCCAATATTACCTACGTTGGCATTACCCGTAGCACTTAATGTTGTTGCAAATACACCTGTTGTATTGACATTTCCTACATCGGCATTACCAATTGCAGTAACAACACCTGCCGTGACAATATTGCCGCCAGTCACATTACCTGTAGCAGTTACTATGCCTGCTGTGCCGATGTTTCCAACGTTGGCGTTACCTGTTGCGGAAATGACACCACCAGTTACTAAATTACCACCTTGAATGTTACCAGTAGCAGTAATTAGACCTGCAGTACCTAAGTTGCCTACATTGGCATTACCTGATACAGACAATGATGATAGTGTACCGGTGCTTGTGATATTAGGTTGTGCATTTGTTGTTACAGTACCTGCTGTAGTAGCACTTGTTGCACTTGCAACTGCACCAGTAACATTCGCACCTTGAATGTTAGATAAGTTATTACCCGAACCTATAAAATAGTTAGCTGTTGCGGCATTTCCTAAATTAGCATTACCTGATGTTACGTTACCAGAAACAGATACACTAGTCAATGTACCGACACTGGTAATATTAGGCTGTGCCGCTGTGGTTACTGTACCTGCAGTTGTTGCACTAGCAACTGCACCTGTTACATTAGAACCCTGAATGTTAGATAAGTTGTTACCTGATCCAATAAAATAGTTAGCTGTTACTGCATTACCTAAGTTAACACTACCACCGATAGATAAGTTGCCACTGATATTAGCGTCGCCAGTTGTTACTAGATTACCAATAGTAAATGTGTTAGGAACAACTACATATAATGTTTGTGTGGATGATGTATAAACTGTTGAACTAGCTAATACCCCTAAACTAGTACCAAATACTAAGTTAGGAGATGAAATCGTTACGTTTGAGATATTTGCTGATACAATAACATTACCTGTAGGGCTGTTGACGCTTATGCCAGCACCCGGAGACCTGTTGATAGATGTTACTGACGCACCTGTTGTTGCATCAAATAATTGTGTAAAGTTGTTTTGAACTTTCTGGAATGCGGATCTTATCGCATCTGCTGATGGATCGTCTGGAAACGCGCCAAAGTCAATATTCTGTTGTGCCATTTTAAAATCACCTTATCAAGTATTTATCGTTTTTGATAAATCGTGTACCCAAAAAAATACCCGACTATTGCCGGGTATTTTATGTGTTTGCTGATTATTTAATACCAGCTAATTTCTTCCAATCTGCAACAGCATCAGTAGATTCGCTGATATCTGTTGTTTCACGTGCTACTTGTCTGCCTAGTTGACTTGCAACGACAGGAATAGTTGTTTGACCAGTTGTTTTCTTCTTATTCAAGCCACCGCTGATAACATTCATCATGAAGTCAATATCAGATTCGAATGCTGTATCTGTGCCTTTTTTACCAGCATCGTTAGCCCATTCAGTCAACCCTTCAGAAACAGCTTCTTCCTCTTCTTCGTCTGACTCATCTTCTTCATCAGCATCCATTTGTTCTACTGGTTCTTCACTTGCTTCTGGACCGCCTGCACCTTCATCAATGTCGTTGCTTGGGTTGTAGGCTGCACCGGCTGCATTAGCTTGTGCAGTATCTTGAATTTCTTCTTCCTCTTCGGCTGCGCCTGAATCAGGAGGATTATCTTCTGCAACGTTGTATGTCATTTGGTCTTCTGACTCAACTTCATCAACTACTTCTTTATCACCATGGTCGCAACCACATGATTCGTATGCCATACCGCATTCATTACATGCTTCGCCTTCTGTGTGTTCATGACCTTCTTCGTCGGCATAATCAGCGTTACCAGCTTCGCCGCCTGTAACTTTCTTAATCAATGCCATCATACCATCATGGTCACCAACTACATCAACACCACCGTGTTGAACTTCACCTTGAGGAGCACCATAACCATTTGGTTCATCGCCACCAAACAAGCCTAGACCTGCTGATTTAATTAAAGACAATAGTTGGTCAGCTTCACCGTCTTGTGCAGTTACACTTACAGAATCTGGACTACCTTGTTGACCTTTACTGATAGAAACAGTCATACCTTCATTAACTTCTTTACTTTCTAGTAAAGCATTTAATTGATTATCCCATGCTTCAAAAGCAAATGGGCTTTCTTCGATAGAACTTGTATCTTTGAATGTCTTACCACCAACAGTAAACTTACCACCAGCTGGTGTTCTGTTCAATGCACCAGTGAATGCGTTACCTTCTTCAACACCATCATGTTGTTCTTGTGAAGCCATACCAGGAACTGTTGCCGCTGGCATCGCACCTTCTACTTCACCGACATAACCTTGAATAGGCATTTGGTCATAACATTCATCTAGACCTTCTTTGAAACCTTCGTGATATTGACGAGCTTCTTCCATATCATCGAATGTACAGTTATAACTTTGCTTACCTAGAGCATGTGATTTACCAGCATGTCTAGCAGATTTTAATCTATGTTCCATACCTTCTTTAACTTTCTTTTTGTCTTTTACTGCGTCTTTCATTGACTCTTTTTCATTACCGTCTTTGTCAACGTCTAAGAAATCAGGCTTAGAACCTTTACCTTCTAATGTCAATGGGCTTGCCATTGAATCGTTCGGTGGTAAATCAGCTTCATTAGTTTTAGAACGTAACTTAGCTAATACTGCACCTGCAATACGCTTACCTTTTTCACCACCACCGGAACTTTTAACAATCTTAGCAAAGTTCTTACCTGGCTTGCCGATATCTTTACCTGCCGCTGCCTTCTTAGCAGAGTAATCTTCATCACCTTCTGCCATCTGTTGGTCAGGCATCAAAGTCATTTCACCCTTACCAATAGATTGTTTAATCTGTTGTGCTAGTTGTGGATTGTCAACTGTACCTAACGTCTTGTCACCTTGTGCGATAACTTGTGTATTCTTAGGAGCTTGGCCAGCAACTTGTTGTGGTTGACCTGGCTTTTGTCCAGCTGGCGCCGCCTGTCCTGGCTTTCTAGGCATTTGACTTGCAGGCTTGATTTGAATTTGTTCAGCTTCGTTCAATGCTGATTCTAATTGGTCAAAGTATTCTTTTAATGAATGCTTCTGTGTCTTACTCTTATCCCACTTAGGTAGTTTAACATCTTTGCCAGACTTAACACCAAATGCACTGAAGTCATACTTCTTGTCTTCACCTGATGTTTGTGTAGCTTTCTTAGGACGACCACGACCTTTTTTCTCAGTTGAAGCTGGCTTTACTTTGTTGCCTTCTTCATCTTCATCGTCTTTGCGACCGTAGCCGCCAGGTTCAGCAGTGTGCTTTAAACCTGTCTTCGTTTTTTCTGTAGCTTCATTCAACTGGTCTAGTTGTGATAATATGCTTTTGAAATCCATTTTTATTTCCTTTTATTTAGATGCACTCGCGCCAGTTGCAGGCTTCGGTGGACGTTTGATTGTTGACATTGGGCTCTTAACTCCTCTTGGATCATTGTCTAAGTATGGCTTGAATGGATCAAACGCATCTGGAGTTTGTGTACCGGCATAAGGAATGTCAATCTTAGAACCTTCTGCTTGTTGCTTAATAGAACTTAGATATGAATCACTATAGTTCTTGTTAGCTTCTTTGGCACCAGGCTGTTCTTCTAATTCAGTGTGCAATAACAATGGATTATGGTCTGCTTCGTTAGCATAACCTTCTGCTTCGTTATTGATGCTGTCATCGTAATCACTAGAGATAACACGAACCATGTTAATGTTATAACCTAGTAATTGAGCAATTTGTTGAATCATAGGCTCAGTCGCTGGGTAGCGAAATTCTGCCTTAATGATTGTTACAGATTGGTTGCTTAGGTTGGGGAATCCATATGGATCTTTTTGTATCGGAGTTGTCTTTGGTTCATCGATTTTGACAGGGTCAAATTTCTTTAAGTTAAACTTAAATAGGTCGATGAAGTTTTTATCAACTTCTCCGGCGATTTTAATAGTGTAGTTGTAAGTGTGAACACTCTCAACGATGTAATGTTTTAGGCTCTTCATTTCTTATTCCTATATTCAGTATTTATCATTTATCGTCTGTTTTAGCAGCCAGCATCTTTAACAACTCGTTACGGTCTAAACTCTTGCCTTCACCCAACGGTGTAGCTTCAATTTCTTCCGTTTTTCCAGCCATCTTTTGGTCTAAGCCTGCTTTCTTTAACTGTAAATCAAGCATTTTTAGCTTTTTATTAATCTTTGCTGTCTTAGCTGTAATTGCATGTCCTAGCATACTACTAGCACTATTGAATATCTCACTAGCAAAACGACTGTCAACTTGCATACCCAAATCCATCAAGTCTTTATAACTGTTTGTAGCAAGACTTGCAAGTTCATCCATCTCGCCATCACTAGCTTCAAGACCTTTAACTTGGGGCAATGCGGCTTCGATTTTGTCTAATGTTTCTGATGCTTCAGTTGTGATTTCTTCTGCACTTTCAGGCAAAGAAATAGTCAAACCTCTAGTATTATCTTGAGGTAGTTCAAATAGTTCTTCGAGTTTTTTGGTCATGAAAGTATTTATTTACTTTCGTGAACCGTTGTGAAAAAGGTCATCTTCAGTAATAACTCTGAATGTATATCCCTGTTGCTTGCAGTATGCCATTGCGGCAGCCCACTTAGCATGATTCACTGCTACCACTGCTCTGTCTTTAGCACTGGCTTTCTTGCTTTCAATGAGACTTTGTTTTTTTGGTTTGATTTCTACAACTTCTGCTATCTTCTTGCCATGCTTGTTCTGATAGACAACAAAGAAGTCAGGGATATATTGACTAGGTTTACCTGTCAATGGATTGCGATATGGTACAGCGATTGCTTCACTAGCCCAGTATAATACACTATTGTTATTGTCGCAGAAGTTCATAAATGTAAGTTCCCAGCCACTACGATATCTAGGTGTATGCTTACCTACATATTTCTGTGGATTCTTGGGAGTAAACGACCCTTGTGCCCAGTTGCCCATTACTGTACGATGTTTCTAGCGACTGCTTCATTTGGTTGAGGTACACTACCAAAACCATACATTGAAGATTTTGACTTAAAGCTATTCAAGTAATAAGCGATTACAGTATTGACTTCAAGTTTAGTCTTGCCTTTAATGTAACCCAATAAGTCTACTACTGGTATTTGTGTTTCTTGTGAAATTCTAAAGAGATATGCTGTGAAGTTACCAGCAATCTGTGCAGTATCACATATACCTTTAAAGTATGAGTATACTACGTCATAGTCGCTGGCATTTACAACTAAATTAAAGTCGTAAAATTCATCAAATATTTTAACAGTTTGGTCTAACTGTGAGCGTGAGTCAATAATCTGTGCCATGTAAAATCTCCGTAGAGTATTTATACTGATTATCAAGCACCGGAAGTTGTTTGTTTGCCTGCGTAGCCACCAGCCGCACTAGAACCTGTTGCGTTAATCTGTGATGGACTTGATTTACTTGTGTTAGGTGCGCCTGCTGTACTATTAGGACTAGATCCAAATATAGGATAGTAGCTGTTGTTACGCACAGAGCTAGGCAATTGTTGTTGAACAACGTTAGTCAACATTGAATTTAAATCTTGTGTTGCAACTTGTTTTAAACTTGTATTCTTGAATGTGTTTTTAACTGTACCTGCTGTACGAATTGCACCCAAGATATTACCGTTACTCAAGTCATTTAATATGCCACCGGCTGCATCAACTAAACCACCTTGACCTAAGATAGTTCCATTTGCGCCTGGACGTTGAATAGGGCTTTGTGTTCTGTCGTAGTTAGCATCAAGACCAAACCCGCTAACAATGTTACTAGGAGCACGACCGTCTAATTTACCTTCAGCATATTTTACAGTTTCATAATCAATAGTCATTGTGTTTGCCATAGTACCATTGCCTTGAGCATAATCATAAGTATCATGGTTAAATGAAGTGATGACCGGATTGATTAATGTATACTGAATGAAATTATGTTGATTCATGCCAAAGATTTGAATATTCTTAAAGAATGGAATCTTACTTATACCTTGACCAGACTGACTAGTAGTACCTGATTGTTGACTTGTCTCACCGATAAAGCCCCAATCTTCATCACCAGTAATGTCAGGCTTGTATAAATTGCGTGAATTATAATCTGCTGAACCTGTATTAGTTCCTTGACTAGCTCTACCTGCACTGTTTAATGTAGGCTTGTTAGCATCTTGGAAGTAATAAGTGTAGTAGTTGTACCACATGTCATTAATAAGGTTTCCATTATCATCATGGAATACAATATTAATAGGTTGATACTGAATCTTTGTTTGAACTAAACGTTTTCTGTTGTACTGATTTAGTGTTGCTGTATTAATTGAATACTTAGGTAAATCAATTGTCTTTACTGCAAGACCAAAGTTAGCACCCTGCGATACGCCTTTAGCATATACAGCAGGGTTAATTTCAAAGTACACATGAAATAAAAACTTGAATTTAGGAGCGTACTGGTAAGAGTTCGCCCTAAATGTCTTGGCTGCATGAGTGTAATCTCTTACATAGTCGTTGCCAAAGAAACCTTGGGCAGTACCCTTTAAAAGATTTTGAAAGAATCCACTCATGAGTTACCTTGATTAGGCTTGACCTGAACCGATACCAGTTACAGTAGAACCACCTAATACACGACCGATGCTTGTACCAACACCAGAAGCTAGCGGAGATTGAACTGCGTTATCGAAGCGGATTGTCATAGCAATTTGTACAACTTCATTTGAGCCATAGTTCAAGTTATTGTAGTTTGCTTGTTGCAAGAAGCAACCATAGCATTCCCAAGTTTCTAGAACGACTGGAGCACTTGTACCGTTACCACCGTCTAAGATTTCAATGTTTGTTTGGAACTTGTAATCTTGACCAGTAGCCGCAGATGCTTGCTCAACAAAGTCTAATTGTTTCTGTAATTGTTGACCAACTAACTTAGAAACTGCACCTTGTGCATCATCTCTAACGTTAACTGTCAATGCTTGCCATTCATGACGACCAGCAAGATATAATGTTGAGTTATAAACTGGAATAGTGATTTCACCGAAGCTAACTTGCGGACGTGTGATATCAACAACTTGTTTTGTTAATTCAACTGTTTGACCAACACCGAAGTTCAGAAAGTTAACTCTGAAACGATATTGTAATTTGGGCATCAACAGACCTTGGTTGCCACCAGCGTTGTCGCTAGCTACGGTCATGTTGAACAATGATTGAGAGGCTGTTGCCATTTTTTAATCTCCTGTATACTTATTTATCTTTAATGTAGATACCCCCGAAGGGGTATCGTTTTACACTGTACCTGCGATTTCACCTGTGTTTAGAACACGAACTGGGATGTAGATGAATTCAACAGCTTTCACTGGTTCAATCGCAACATCGATCCATAGTTCATTTCTATCTATACGTGCTGGTGTGTTGTTACTTTCGTCACAAACAACCAAGTAGTCATAGATACCACGTTTAGCAACTAAATCGACCATCAATGTTTGTACAACACCTGCAATTTCATTGCGTGTTAATGCATCGTTAGGTTCGAATACGAACGGACGAGCCGCAATAGTCAACTGACGGCGTACATAGTTAATCAAACGTGCAACGTTGATACGATCCAATGCAGACTGTGAGTTGTAGCTATTCTTGTTACCATAGTTCAACAAGCCAACGCCAGTGAAGAACACTAGTGGGTTGATTTGGTTGATGTATAGAACATCACGAATACCAATGCGTGTCTTGATTGCTTGGAATTCACCTGTTGTACGATCCAAGTAACCAATGTTCAATGCATTGTCAATGTTACCACGGCGTGTACCAGCTGGAGCTAACCAAGGATAAGCAACAGTATCGTTACGTAAGAATGTACGCAACATCATGTGTGATGCTGGAACAACAACTTGATTACCTGACAAGTCATTAGCAATACCACTTGGATAGAAAATACCTAAGTATGTGTTGCGTGTAACTAGACCTTCTTCACCTGTGCTTGTTGCACCTGCGGCGTTAGTTGCCCAAGCCTGAATGTCAGTAGCACTATCAGCTAGACCTAATGGTGTATCACCGATAATGTATGCTGTCTCGCCACGATCCGCATTCAATACAACCATGTTAGGTTGTAGTTCTGGATAGTTAGGAGTAGCCATCAAGTTGAAGTAGTT